GTTCTCAAACATCATCTTAGGAAGTTGCACAAGTTCTTGAATGGGAACATTCAATAGGTTTGCGTCGATCCTTTCTGCAATCTTTTCCTCTGCCATCTCCAAAGTGATGTACAAAACGTTTTTATTTTGTAGCAAGCAAGCAGCGGCAACATGACACATGAACAAAGACTTACCCACACCAGTGCCAGCAAGAGCAATGTTGAGAGATTTCTTAGAAAGACCACCCTTTGTAATTTTGTTGAGGAGTTCCAGGTCGAAAGGAATTTTGTCCTCAACTCGGTGGTAAGACTCGAATCGTTCCTCGTAGTCTTCGATGTAGTCGTGTCCAATATGGTTGTCAAAGGATACAGACAACGCCTCAGAGAGGATAGAAGGGATGGCACCTGTGCCTTGGGCACTGTCTTTACCATCTGCAATCTTGATGCTCTCCATGAGTGCTAGGTATATAGCACGTTCCTTGCACCACTCTTCAGTGGTATCGATGATCCACTGAGAATCAGACTTCTCATCATCAATCTCACTAATGACTTTCAGCAGTTGCTTGTGCTGATCGTCAGAAATGTTATCGAGTTCCCCAACTTCGATTTCCAATGCCTCTTTCGTAGGCATTGTGTTGTAGTCTTTGAAGAATTGATCTACGACATCGAAGATGACTTTATTTTCAGTGTCCTGAAAATACTCTCTCTTGAGGAATGGAAGAGCTTTACGAACATACTCCTCATCCAGGAGTAGATTCTTCAGTACCAGCGCCTCCACCTTGATCATTCTTATAGGGCTCCAAATTAAATGTGCATGTAATAGTGATCCTAGTACCAGGACCTGTCATTTTCGGGGTGCTTTGCTCAAGATACGAGGGATAGATAACCACGTCTCCAGCAGTAGTATATACACCACCAGCATTTTGCCATTCTGGAATGTCAACTCCAGGATCAAACGCCCCAATTATAGCGTTCAGAGGATGATGATAAATGTCATCTGGTTTGTTGGTGTCTGTGTCGATGTAGTGAGTGAATGTGTAGTGACTTGGGAGAGTGCTCTCCCTATCAAAACTATCACCTGATTCTAGCACCCTTAGTGTGATGTTGGTGATGACACCACAGTGAGTATCATACACCTTGAGGTCCTTGAGAAACTGTTCGATTACATCACTGTAATAGTCCATGAACCCAGCGGGCATCCGAGTAATCCATTTCTGGTAAACTCCATCACCCTCAAATCTGTCCGATAGATATTCATCCTTTGCCCAGGAAAGAAAAGTATCAATCTCATCGATGTGATACTTTCTTACTGGGATTGCAAACAAATCATTCTTCATACTTTATCAGTGCCATACTTAAACTCTTGACCTGCTGCCCAGTCAAGTTTCTCCATCACTTCTTCTGTGAAATATTTCTCAGGATCGGCAAGAATAACAGAAGGATAAACGGAAGATTCCCCAACAACAACCCGATTGCCCTTGCGTTGGAATACTCCGTACTTTTCACCCAGTTCCAGTAGTCCGTAATACTTATCCAATCCCCTTGCATCATAGAACAAGCGTGTCTCCACTAGAGAGTTTTCTTTTGTCAGTCGAGATTTTGCTGCTTTTGCCTTGATGATATTACCAACGACTTCTTTCCCATCCTTCTCCTTAGACTTGCTAAGATAGATGATGGTGCTAGCAGCATACTTAAGACCAGAACCGCCGCCCATTTCCTTCGTGGGGACGTAAGCGCCGACAACATCATAGGTGTGGTTGGTAACGAGCATGGGTACATTTGCCTTACCCAACTTCAAGGTTAGCACACGGAAGATTGCTTTGACAACCTGGGCACGGGTCATGTCTCGGGTGTCTTTGCCATCAGCAGAGTCTGCCAACTCCTTAGAAGTAGAAAGCATACCTAGACTATCTAGCACAAACATCAATGGTTTGCGATCTTCTGCTTTCTGTTCAAGATATTTGTCCAGGATTTTAATTGCTTGTGTACGAAACTCCTGAACCGTAGTGACAGGAACCAGCATCATACGTTGACTGTCGATGCCACGCTCCTCAATCATTTGCTTAGAGATAGCGCTCTCAGATTCAAAGTAAATTACACCTGCCTCTGGATCATTGGCAAGGAAACTTTGTACCATACCCAGGCAGAAGAATGTCTTACCTGTCGAAGATTCTCCTGCAATTGCGGTGACCTTGTTTGATGGAATGCCACCATAGATAGACCCACTAACCAGGGCATTAAAAATGTAAGAACCGCTGTCGATGTAACCACCGATGTCACCGATCGATCCGTCGGAGAGAAGTCCTGCATAGTCATTGTCAATCTCTTTTACAATGTCTTTAAAGAAACTTTGTGTCATAATCAGGCGAATAAGAATTCAAGGTTTGAAACTTTCTCGGTCTTCCATCCTATCACGTCAGTGATGATGTGTAAAGGATCTAGGAAGGCTTTTTTAAATTGGGCATCACGATCCACACTCTTCTCCAGATCGAGTTCCCTGGGAAAAGTATTGAGGAAAGAGATGACATTTTCACCAATTTTGTTTGGACGACGCAGGTATAGAAACTTGATCTTTTCACCCTCTTGGACTAGTGGGTATTTGTATTCAAGTTTTCTCTGTGCGACATGAAAATTATAAAGGAGCGTGCCACGAACATGTATAGGGCAGCCCTTTGAATACACGGTTCCGTGCGACTTGAATTTAGATAGACCATTGACCGACCTCGGAAAAGCAATATCTTCAGGAGGTAACGAATCGAATTCATCCTTGAATCTATCTATAAAAGAAATCAGATCTTCTTCAGTTTTTGTCATCATGATTGTTAGGGCTTGCTTAATTGCAGACCTACATGGAGCAGGGGTGGATGATTTCACTGCTTCAATACCCATCATTTTGAGTTTGGGTTCTTTATAGCGAACACCTTCGCTATCCCATACGTTGAGAATGTATCGCTTCTTAGCAGTCCAGATGCCACGGTCAGCGATGTTCTCACGTTTCATGATCATCTTTTGATCATATGCCGCAACGTAATTCGCAAGTTTCTGATAACTGGATTCGATGAATGGTTCCAGTTTTTCTTTGCAGATCTTGTCAAGTAACTCCACAATTGCTGTTTTGTCGCCAGACTTACCACTAAGAAATTTACTAACAAGAGGTCCAAGGTTAAGATAGATTGAGTCAGTGTCAGATGCAATGACATAATCTTCTCCGTCTGTTTGTAGCAGTTTATTTAGGTATCCGTTCATACGATTTTCAATCCAACGGATCGAAACTTGACCACTGAGGGTGATTGCCTCAGCATTTCGTAAGTCATAGTACCTAAAATACTGGTTACCAATAGCACCATAAGCACTGTTCAGTTGGATCTTACGTGCCATCTGAATGTTGTTGTACTTGCTGATCGCCTTCTCAATTTCTTTGGTCGGCGTCTTCTCATACTCCTGCTTTGCGATGAGCATGAGTTTCTTACTCTGAACACGTTCATCGTAAATCTTCTGCATCATCTCGGGAAGGAAACCATGCACGTCCTTACGGTACATAGAACCGTTAGCACATGTTGCATAGTTAGGATCAATCTCTAGTTCCTGATTAAGGATCTTATCAACTGTTGCCGATGGATGTCTGACCTCTCGAAGTGTCTCTGGCGAGATATTGTACTGCATAATAAGGTGAGGATACAGACTATTAAGGTCAAAAGACACAACCCAGTCATACTTTCCAGGAATCGGTTCCTTGACATAAGCACCTGCATACTTTTCGTTCTTTGAACTACGCTTACTTGGTGGTACCACCAGGTTCTTCTGACGCAAGAAGTTGTAGATCAGAGTGTCCCACATGCGTACCTGATAGTACACATCCTTCATATTTACCTTAGCGTCATACGCCAAAGCAACTGCAAGTTCAACTAACTTCATCTTCTCCTCAAGGCGCAAGACAAGTTCCACGTCAACGATGTTGTAATCGATGAACTTTTGCCAGTCCTTGGTGTAGAACTCTTTGAAGTTTTCAAACTCACTCTGCTCCACCTTGCGTTGTCCCAGTTCCACAAATGCAATGTGGTCCAAGCGGTAAGATTCTTGGTTAGTATAAGTAAATTTCTTATACAGATCAAGATAGTCCAGCACATTGATGCCGAACATGTTGTACACAATGTTTGTGCGACCCTTGATCTCAATCTCCTCCCTGTGGACAATGCCCCATGGGGACATTTGTTTCATATCACGTTCGCCAAACAATCGCTCTAGGCGACCGCAGATGTACGGAACGTCATACAGTTCTACATTCCACCCCGTAAGAATATCTGGGAAATTAACAGTCCAATAGTTAAGAAAACAACGAAGCAGATGTTCTTCGCCGTCACATAAGATATATTCAACGTCCTTGCGATCCGTCTTATAGGGTTTCGTTCCCCATACCTTAATTTTTCTGGTGTTATAGTCTTGTACTGTAATGCTAAGAAGAGGTTCCGCGCATTCCTGCACGTTAGGAAAGCCATTCTCACATGCCACTTCGATATCAAGAGATGTAATCTTAAGACTCTTAACGTCAAAGTCAACTTCTTGCGGAAACTCTTGCGAGATGAATTGGTAGAGATATCTGTCATAACCATGTACCTCAAAACCTTCAACGTCACGATACTTGTCAATGAATTGCCGTGCTTTACGCACAGATTCAAACTTGACAGGTTTCGCATAGCGACCGTCTAGAGTTTTAAACTCAGTCTGTTTGTCAGTGACGACAAAAAGGGTTGGAGAAAACTTGAACTTACGCTGGATACGCTCAAGAAGACCACCAGGACCTTCTTCGTAACCCAGGTAGAGCAGGTCATCCCCAACCAACTGGACGTTTGTGTAAAAACTCATTTAGTCACGATGTTGTACTTTTCACGGATCTCGTCCGTGGGTTCCACTATTGTAGCAAGGCTCTCGCTATAAAGCAATACGTCGTCATCACTGGTCCACTTTGGCCAGGGTTCTAGAGTTCCGTCATCCCTGATCAGATACGGTTTCTCCAGATGCAGCGCTGGTTCTTCCTCCAGTGTTTCCATCCTCGCTATCAGTTGAAGTCCCGTCCTCAGGACCACCATCATCGTCTCCATCTTCATCCTCTAATAATGCTTCTGCTTCTGAGAAAAGTTTCTCAAGATCAAGGTCTTCGTCACATGCACCTGTGATCATGTCTTCATGCCTTTTGAAGTTCTCCTCATAGGTTTCATGTTGAATACCAGAAATGTACTGGTCTCTAATAGAATCTAAAGGATCATAAGCAGTCAATACATGAGATCCAGGTAGATAAAAATCTCTATCCTTACTCAAAGGTGCCCAAGGAAACCAAGCAAGTTGATAACCTTTATTTTCACCAGTGTCAATCATCTGAGAATCACTGATGATATCCAAACGAAAAGGTTTATGGAGATGATACCCCATTGGTTCTTTTGTTTCTGGATGTACAATCTCTTGAACCTGGCAAATAACTTCTTCACCAGATTTCAACAACAAAAGTTTTACACTCATTCTACAGTGCCACCCATCTTGCGTACATTCTGAACGTATGTATCACGCAAACTAGGAACAGGTTCAAGAATACTAACAACCATATTATGGTTAACTGGAATTTGGGTCTCTGGAGACAGAGGACACCAAGGTTGATAATGTACCTTGACTTCTGGATCTTCCACAATACCCGTGCCATCCAACTCAGGACTGCTATAGGTAACCTTGTATGGATAGTTCAGAATATATGCCTGACGTGCACCGCTCTCCTTGTCAACTGCTTCCTGTACATCAGCAAGAATGTTATCACCATTGAACATGATAACGACTTTTACTCGGTCAGAATTAATACTCATTGATTTTCAGCTTTACTAAAATTATAAAAGAGGGTGACATTGCTGTCAACCCTCATTATAGCACGTTCAGAGGAAGTCCTTACGTGCGTGGTGCTCAGGGACATGTTTGTTGAGTGTCACTGAGAGCAGTCCATCCTCAAAGGCAACATTAGAAACCTTCCAGTCTTCTGTAATAGTCCAAGATCTGGTGAAGCTACGTTGTGCCATACCCTTATGGGTATACTTCACATTGGTTTCTTTGTCCTCTTTCTGCCCTTCGACAAACAACTTGCCATACTCAGTATATACAAACACCTCAGACTTCTTGAATCCCGCAAGAGCAATCTCTAAACGTGTTTCTACATTACTGACCTGAGCAACGTTGTAGGGTGGATAGTTTTGTGTGGTTGCATGTAGAGAATTAATTCTATCAAACCAGTCTTCCGCCCCAATGCTGTTGCTTGTGACTTTATCCATCAGCTCTCCAAGACTGGAGGCTGTCCAGCGTTGTACTTCCATGTGGTTCTCCTTAAACAAGCGAGTAACGTTGTGTGGACCCTTTTGGCATCCACTACTATTTAATCACAAATAGAAAAAAAGAGGAAGGGTATAAACCCAACCTCTTTGTACGGTGTTCCGACTTGTAGAGTGCCGCACGAATGGCACGATCTATTTATTCTTTCTTCTTACCGATATTGTACTTGCTCTCAAGTGTCCATTCACCCTTCTCTTTATAAGAGAGGACCTTAATTTGACTGAGTGGTGCTACGTCAGCAATACTTTCCTTTGCTGCAATGCCTACCAGACCCCAATCACTGAGCAGTTGTACGATTCTATTGCGACGTTGGACATCGTTCTGAGAAAGGTTTGCCTTCTTTCCATCCAAAGCAAACAGTTCTTTGAAATGTACAATGTAGTAACGACCTTGCTTATGCAGAATATGGCAAGATTGATACAGTTTCCTTTCCTTACGCGATGCAACACCAATACGTGTCAGTGTCTC